TTGGAGTATTCGTTTGATTCTTCGCCTCCAAAGAGGTCAGCATAGCTTGCAGTAACTCGTTCCCTAAATGCCAAAAAAAAAGCGTTGCGCCCATAGCAACACTCATCGGGGCTTGCTTCATCTGCTCGGCATACTTGCCTGCGCCCTCATACGGCTCTATCAGATACCGATGCTTGACCTCGCTTGTGATAGGGCGATACAATACCGCCATCGCTTTGTGCAGGTCTTGTACGTCTTGCAGGTAGCCATCAAGGTCAACGAACTCACCATAGGTGATATTGTCAAGTTCAGGGATAAACCCGTACTTCGTGTCCCCCATCGTGAAGGTTGGCGTGAGGCTTGGCTTCTCGTTTATCATCGCACTAATGTGCTTGCTGATATGGCTCACATCTTTGATGCGTACGTTTGGAAGATTGGCAAGAGGCACTCCGCAGAATATCTCAAGCATCTTGTGGGTCAAGAACTCCTCATCGCCCTCAAGCCTCGCAAAGCGTTGGTATTGGTCAAGAGTTATCTCCGACAGGGAGGTGGGTACAATTACCTTTAGTTCCATTGTTTAAATAACCTTTTAGTTTTAGCGTATGGCATACCTGCCAAAGTTAGGGCGGCTCAACTTGTTATACGTTGCGTACCGCAGCGCATCTATGGCGTGGTTGAATGCATCAATCGGTTTGTTCAGCAGGTTGCCGTTCTTGTCTTCTACCCATTTGTAGTTCTGAAGTTCCTTGATTAGGTTGCTGCTTCTTGGGGTTACAAATAGCTTGTGCCGCTTCAGCACGTCAATGCCCACTATGACGCTATCTGCGCCCTTCTGCGTGGGTTTCACGTTCCATCCCATACGATGCAGCTCCTCAATACTTTTAGGCTCTGCAGAGTCAGCAAATACCTCCGTACGTCTGTCAAGGTTTAGGGACTTCAATACGTTGCTGATGTCGGGGTTGGTCATCCCCGTGCGGTAGATAAGCTCATCCACATAAAGATTGTCCCCCGACTTGTAAACTGCCACGAGTGCGGTGGGGTCGTTGGTGTACCCAAAGTCCATCCCGTGACATAGGAGCGTTGCATCCGTTGGTATCTCTGCCTGCCCGTATTGGAAGATGGTGGCTCTGCTCATACCACGTTCTCCTAATCCGTAGATTCTCCAATAGTCGCTATCGGTGTCCCTTAACCGTTCTATTTCATTTCGGATGCTGCTATCAAGAAACGGGTTGTCAAGGTAGGTGGTCTTAAAGAAGTCGCAGTCGTCTCTTGGTACGACCTTATCATAAATCCAATGGAAAGCATCCGAAGGGTTGTAGTCAAGGATTGCCCTGTCTTCGGTCCGCATAATTAGCTGCTGCCAATCTTCAAACGTAAGCTCGTTGGCTTCGTTAATATACAGGAGGTTGCGCTTTCGCCCTCGTATCTTCTGCGGTTGGTCAAGGCTGATAAACTCTACAAGGTTGCCGTTAAGGTAGTACTCGTGGCTTGACCTGTTATGGTAACTCTCGTTGTACAGGTCGTTGTTGCGCAGTATCTCGAAGAAGTCACGCATCACCGATGCCCGAAGCGAAGGGAACGTCTTACGACATATCGTGATGGTCTTGTTGGTTTCTCGGGTACTATAATAGAAAATGACCCATAGCAGGATGTTGTACGTCTTCCCACTACGAGTACCGCCCTGCTCAACGACTATCTTCTTGTCGCTGCGCTTTAGGTGGTTATATACTTTATTGGTCTGAATCTTCTCCAAGCACTTCAATTTGAAATAGCTTGCCCGAAGATACGTCTACCTCTTGCCTCTCTATGTACCCACGCTTCTTGCCTTTGGTCTTTAGAAAAAAGATAGTAGCGGTGGAGTTGCCCTCCTTTATCTGCTTGTGCAGTTGGCTCTCTGCAAAGTCAATGGCTACGTCTGATAGTTCTTCGACTGCTGCTTTGTATTCTTTGTCCTCTTGCATCCATCGGTAATGTGTTTGCCGTGATAAGTCAACGCTCTTGCAAGCAGACGTAACTACTCCTAACGATTTCTCTAACGCATCAAGCATTGCCTTTTTATGGATGTCACTACTTGTCATTTTAACTTATTGTATAATTGCAATGCACTATGAATTGCTTGGTCCATATTAAAATATTTATATTCAGCCAACCTTCCTATAAAATAAATATTTTTCTTTTCTAATTCTTTTGCTGCTTTTTGGTATTTTGAATAAATCTCTTTGTTCTTACTTGTAGGCATTGGATAATACTCCTCACCATTATTGGTGCTATATTCTTTTGCTATTATACTATAATCAGATTCGGTGCCATAGAATTTTTTGTAATCTATTTTTCTCGTGTATGGATATTTAAGCGAAGGATAGTTAACCACTGCAGAAGGTTGATAATTCTTTACTTCGTGTGTTTCATAGTCAAATTCTAATGACCTGTATTCTAATTTGCCAAACCTATCTGAAAAATAAGAATCTATTTTGCCTGTAAAAAAGAGCCTATTAGATTTGTGGTGTTTATTATCGTATTCTTCGTTGAGTCGTACTTCAATGTTTTTGTGGTCTAACATATTTTTTACAAATTCAGTATAACCATTTTTTGGTAATGCCTCATATTTGTCTGAAAAGTATTTGTCGTTAAAGTTTTCCCTAACAGGTATTCGTTCTAAAACTGATGCATCTAACTCTATTGGGTCTACATCCCATTGTTTCTTTGTATAGTTTTCAAACATTAATTCGTATAATTCCTTACCCACACGAGATAAAGCGGCATCTTTAGAATTTTTTACATCTCCCTTTATTTGATTATTATAGAGCCATTCCTTCATTTCGTCTTCATTCTTTATGTTTAAATTAAATAACACATTTACAGTGGTAATATTTACAGGAACAGGAACAAATTTATCGTTAACAAATGATAAGACACGATGTTCATAAGGTAACCATTCAGAGAATCTATTGACAAACTCCCAAACGTCTTCGTTAGATGTGTGAAAGATATGTGCGCCATACTTACTTAATCTTATATTAGTTTTTTCATCAATGTAATCATAAACATTGCCCCCTATATGGTTTCTCTTATCTATAACCAACACATTGTGTCCATCATCAGCTAATTTTCTCGCTAAAGTGGCGCCTGATAATCCTGCACCTACAACAATGTTATTCGTCATTAGATTCTCTTTTTTTAATTTGTTCTATGGTTTTTTTAATTTCAGATACTACGTTATTGTTTAATATTAAATCAGTATCCCACTCCTTTGGCTTTTTAAGTTTATGTTTATGTTGTAAAAATGGTTCTTTTTGAATTGTACTTGATTTTACCATATAGCTGACTTTTCTTGTGTAGATATTTGGATACATACTTTCGGCATACTCACCTCTTTTATTATCCTTCAGCATAGCATTATAGATTTTACGATTCCCATCCATTGATGTTTTTTTACCTGTCTTGCCATATCGCAAGGCATTTCTAACAACACAACTTGGTTTTTTATTTATGCCATTATAGATGCTCATAAGTATGTCATCTTCTGTTGAATTCTCAAATTGAAAATTCTTGTCTACACGATGAACAAAAAAACTATATGGGAATCCTGCAGTAATTTTTATTGTCTCTAAACTTGGATATGCTGCCATCTCAAAACCAACTGCCCCTGTATTTGAATTTTCAGCTATAAAAAACAATAATTTTATTAAATCAAAAAATGCTTGTGGTTTATTTTTCTTTACACTGATATTTTTTTTATTTATTTGATAAAACAATTGAGTAATGTTATCATCTAAATGCAGAGCATAATCATAATTGTTTTCAATAGCATATTGATTTATGGTCTCTCTTGTTTCAGCACCAAGATTAGTTTTGGTTTCTCTTTGTCTTAATACAAACTCATTGTGCAAAGCTTCACTTGTCTCTATAGTGACTATATCTTTGATTTTTCTAAAATCCTTTGCGGCATTGGGATTGTTTGTTGCGATGATAAAATCAATCCCTTCTTTTTTTAGCCTTTCTCTAACAGGTGGGATAAGAAATCTTCGTAATGTAATGTTATCAATATATGGTCTACCACCAAGTATTGCAACGAGTTTTTTACTTTTTAAAGACATACATCTTTCTTTGAGTTCCTATTTGACCTTTAATGCTTTCAGTTATATCTGTACTACTTAATTCATATAAAGAAGTTATTTTATCTAAATCTTCTACATTTTCATAAGCAACAATTACTATTGCCATTAGTTGGCTACTATCTACATCTTTAGAATCCATTATTATATCTTCATTTCCCCAACTTGTAGGCAAGTCCAATCCCCAATTAGTAAGAGCATCAGGCTCCCACTCATTAGCAAGCAAGTCCCAATCCCATTCTCCGAAGCCTACGTTGTCTTTAATGATAAACTCATCCTTCTGCGCATCGGTTAGTTGATCGGCAACGATAATAGGCACCTCTTTAAGTCCTGCCGCAATACACGCCTTTAAGCGCATATTACCTCCAAGCACTACCATATTGCTATCTACCACGATTGGACGCAACTCAAGCATCTGTGGGAACTCCTGTATGGACTTTACAAGCTTCTTGAACTTGTCATCCTTTATGATTCTTGGATTTTTTGGGTTTGGTATAATTGTACCGATTGTTGCTCTTTGCATAACTAAATAACTCTTTTTGATAAATGGTGGTTGTGAACTTCGTAAAGGTAGTCCTTCTTTAGTTTAGTTCCGAAGTCAGCCTCGTGGTGGCAAGACCTGCATAATGCCATCAGGTTTTCTATGGTATCAGCAATTTTGCTTCCACCCATTCCTCTTGGTTCTATGTGGTGGATGTCTACGGCTTTGCCTTGACATACCTCGCAGGGGATGAAGTCGGTTGTGGAGTAGCCCATCCCTTTAAGGTAGACCTTTGTGTGGTTCTTCACTTTTGGTAAATCCAACAGTCATCAATGAACGTAGCACGGGGCAGCAGTTCATCAACGGCTTGGATTACACCCTTCCAATGTTCGTGGTAGTCATCTCCTGCGATGAAGCCTCCCTTCTTTACTTTGGGGAGCCATAGCTTGATGTCCTCCTTTACCGCCTCATAGGTATGGGTGAGGTCTATGAATACCACGTCTAACGATTCGTTGGCAAACTTCTTTGATGCTACTTTGGATGTTGCTCTTATGGCCTTGTACTTACGGGTTCCCATATTCTCCACAAAGAGCTTGTATATGTCTACCTCCGTTGCGAGCTTGTGGGTGGTGGTTAGTTCGTTTGGTGAACCCTTCCAAGAATCAATGATTGTGATGTTTTGGGATGTTGCTTTGTCGCATAGGTAAGCTGATGACTTACCGAGCCAAGCCCCCAACTCTACGAACGTGCCGTCTTCGGGCATATTATCAAGGAGGTAGTCGTATGCTGCTTGGTGGTTAAACCACCCGTCTATTTGTTTGCTCGTTTTCATTTTAGTGCGTTGTAATAACAAAGGTACTGCTCTACGCAGATAAGTGTTCCTTGCTCGGATGCTGCTTGGGCAAAGATGCCGTCTGCCTCATAGGCCATCTCAAAGCGTAGGTTGGGCAGGTCGTATGGCTTAAACATATAGCAAGCGGTATCTATGTTGCCGACTCTTGGTTGGTCGGTAGGGCGTAGCCTACCTGCTTGCCCCCACGTTACGATTGAGCAGTCAAGTCCGTTTAGGTTGTTCCACTCCTCAAGGAACTTTGGGTGCAAGATATTGTCATCATCCAAATAGTAAACCCAATCCTCTTTGGTAAAGGAGTCAGCATACAATTCAAGGAACTCATTGCGTAGGGGGTTGCCCATATCTCCCGTGCGTGTAGAGTAGTGGGTTATGTTTGCGCCTGTTGCTCCCTTGAAGTCGCAATTTGCGTCTATCATCACCACCCACGTTGCATAGGCAGGGATGTGTTGTTTTAGCCTTACGAGGTTATGAGGGCGTGAGCAGGGAGTGACTATGTAAAGCATCGGAGTTCGTTTATTTTCTCCATTGTGAAGTCCTGCACAAACTCGTATAACGATTCCGTTAGGTCAGCCACTTGGTTGGGGTTTTCTTTGAGCCTCTTGATTGCTCCTGCCCATTCGCTTGGGTGTTTGATAGCAATGCAGTTGTCCTTTGTGATGTAGGGTGAATAGGGTTGCGTGTTGCTCACTATCAAGGCGCATTTGCTAAAGCCTGCCTCCAACATCTTTAGGTGCGACTTGCACTTGGCAAACTCAGATGTCGTAAGCGGTACGAGGCTGACATCAAAGAACTCATAGAGTTTATAGTAGTGTGTTGGTGGCATAGTGGGCAGCCTATGGCTTGCCTTCATAATATCGGGGTAGCCATCTACCTCTGCCACATACCCTTGATAGCCTTCAAGGTTGATTGTGGAATCCTTTACGTCTGCTGCGTGGTGATTGCCTCCGATATACCCAAAGCGCACTTCTTCGCTTGGCTTTCTCTCTACCTGCCACGTTGCTACGCTGATTGCATTGGGGATGATTCGGATGTTGGTATTGTACTTCTTGACCTTTGAGGCAAGGTGCTTGTTGGTCACCCATACCTCATCTGCTGCTTTCATAGAGCGCACGATACGAGTTCTCATCTGCTCAACGTACAAGCCTTGCAGGGGATGCGTAGGAGGCAGCACCCACCAATCATCGTTATCAACGATTAGCTTGATGCCTTCCTTACGGCAGAGCTTTACAAAGTCATCAAACGGCTCAACAGGGAATGCACGGCTTGCAAAGATGTGAGTGACTTTAGGCCACATCTCGGGGTCAATGTCCGTTATCTTCTCAATAAAAAAGACATCGGCATCCTTGTGGCATATCAAGGGTGCAAATGTCCTGTGGTGTGATACACCCGAGTTCTGCTTGTGGAAGGCAAGCACAAAGGGTCTAATCATAAATTAGCCTCTTGGTCTTTGAACCATTGCGACATCGCTTTGCGGTCTAAATACTTTACCCACATCCGAGCAGCTACTGCTCTGCGTTGGGGCTTGAAGGGGTAGGTTCTGCGGAGCTGCGCCATCGCTATCCTCATAAATTGGTCTCGCATTACTCTTTGGTGTTAAAGGTTTCTTTTAATTGCTCGTATGTTGATTGTGAGGCTTCGCCCCAATACATTTCACACTTGCCGTTCTTGATTGGTACTCCAAAGAAAAACGATTGATACATTCCCGTTGGGGCGGTGTAGCGGTAGCAGGTTTCTTTAAGGGCGCAGCCCTCTCCTGTGCATTTAGTTATATCGGTCATAAAGTTCCTACTATTGTGTACGAGTCCAAGTCCTCACCCAAGATAAAGAACTGCTTGTACAATTCTATTGCCTCCATAGTCTTGCGCTCTCCCTCTGCCACAAACTCGGGGCTTACAGAGTAGATGCCTATGTCAAGGCTTGCCTTGTCAATAGCGATAAAGTAAAACTTGTCTATCGGCACTCCGAACAATCGGGTGTAGATGAACGCCTGCACATCGTAGCCGTACTTCTTTGCAGAGTAGGGGAATGCTCGGAGGTCGGTTGTTGTTTTTAAGTCAGCCAAGAATCCATCAGCATAGATGTCAGCCTTTGCCCTAAAGGGTAAGCCGCCAATCATACCAATCTTGGGCACTTCAAACTCGCAGCCTGTGATAAGCCCAAGCACGTTCTCGTTACGCAGGAGCGCATCAGAGATACGTTGCGCCTCGTTGTACTCCTTACGGGTACAAAGGTTACGCTTGCCCTTTGCATCCTGCCACGCCTTTGCGTTCTTGCTTTGCACCTCAATGACCTCGTAGTCTGCTACCTTGTGAGGCTCAAGAGCCATAAGGTGAACGAGTCTGCCTACCGCAAACGCATCGGAGTCCTCGCTGCCATATTTTGTAACGTAGTGGTAGGTCTTGGGTGATGTGAGCAGCAGCTTACAAGCAGAGGAGGACAGGGCGTTCTTGCCCAACACTCCGTAGTAAAAGTCATCATCGTGCATCTTCTCAAGGATTGTTTCCATATCCCAAGTGCTGCCGTCAAGTAGTTCTATAATTTTCATTTTGTTTCTGTTTTGAATGTTGCTTCGTACCATTGCTCAAAAGGCACACGAAGCAGGGCATCGTGGTAGGCAAAGCGCAAGTGTAGCTGCTCAATGGTCTCTATGTCTTTTAAGATTGATTCGGATATGTCTGCCGACTTCAGCTCTCGGAGTAGTTGGGATATAGTTTGGTATTTCATTTCTCAGCAAATTTTTTAATCATATATTCTTCGTACTTATTGCAATAGTATTTCATTGCATCATAAAAGTCTTCGCCCATGGGGAAGTCTATCATAAATTCCTCAACCGCATCAGCGCCTTGCCTAAACCCATCAAAGTGAATTAGCACCGCAAGGTGGTTTGGGTCGTACCCGTGTGAGAATAGGTGCGCAGGTTCTATGTATATTATTTCTTGTTTCATTCTTCTGATGCTACTTGAGTTGCCCAATTCATCCACTTGATGTAGATGTCATTGTCAAGGTTTGGTATATTCCTGTAAATGGATGTCGTGGGGTAGGCGGTGGTGTTGGTATAGCCATCCTCGTTGTATGACTCCTCTATGTATGTGATTTGCATCTCGTACTCGTAGAAGTCAGCAACGTGGGCAAAGCCGAGCCACTTGGCAAGAATCTCATCGGAGTTCTTGTCATCGGGGTTGTAGTCCTCAAGGGCATCCCAATAAGACTGCGGTAGTAGGTCGGCATCTTCAAGCCAAAACTTTAGGTCGTTGTATGTGAATATCATCTTACAGGTTAATTAGAAATTCAACAAAGGCAAGGCTACCAATAAGAGTAAAGATAATCGCAACGGAAGCGATTGTCTTGGCGATAAGAACTTTTAGATTATGCATTTTCGTTAAGTGTTTCGTTAATAAGTTCCTCAAGGTCTAAATTCTCATTAGCAAACTCATATAAGGATGCGTATGCAAGTTGAGCAAGGTTTGTTATTGGACCAAGTTCCATCTTGTCCCACTCGTTGCAAGGAGCAAGCTCTTTGCAAATGTCCCAACAAACATTGTAGTAAATAACATCGTTGTCAATGTCATTCTGAAGCTGCTCGCAAAGTTCTCCGTAGTCGGGAGTATTGCCATTATCTATTTCTTCAATAATATATTCTTTTAACGCTTCTTTTTGCTCCTCGAGCCATTTGTATTTATTAAACATTTTGATTGGTTTTATTTAATTGATTGGTTTATCTATGTGTAAATATATAACAAATAAGTTAATTATTAACACTTAAAAAAAAATAAATAAAAAAAAAGAGGACTACTTGCCCTCTCTGAATTGTGTGTAGCAAACTGCTACTGCTTGGTCTTTGTCTTGGTACTCGCTTCCGATAGCCTCCAAGCAGCGTTGGATGTATTCGGCTTGCTTTTCTCCGCTTTGAACTTTAGGTATTGGCATAGTGTAAAAATAAATTGATTTGATTAAATAGTTGCTCCTTATCTAAGATGCCTTCCTTGCCGTAGTAAACATAAACATAGGGTGCGAACTCCTGCTTGTAGCGCTCATTCTTGGCGCGGTGCGCCTCCTTTGCACGGAGTTGGTAGGGACTGCCCATTGCCTTGTAGGATTCGGGCTTTATCTGCAAGCCAAGCATCAGGGTTTTATTGTAAAACATCTCCGCATCAATGCAATAGTCGTGGTCAATGTTAAAGGTGGTCTTCTTGAAGTTCGCATCGGGGAACGCAGCGTTCAGCTCCTTTACCACGATCAGCTCCTTTTGGTAGCCATTCCAAGTCTGCCCGATTACACGATGCCAAATGTATTTTTTGATATGTTGCTCATCAACATTCGGGAGCTTGCTCTTTAGTTCTTCAAATACAACTGTAAGACCTGCAAAGCCTTGCATCTCCTTGTAGTATTCTTGCCACCCTTCCTGTGTGTTTAGGGTGGTGCTTTCATAATAATCAGAGATTAACCGCATACACTCACCGACATACAACTTGCCAAAGAATTGGTTTATCTGTGAGTTCTTGTTTAGCTCACTAAATAAAGTGTTTGGTATGTCAATAGTATAAAACACTAATAGGCGTTGTAAAGTGTCTCAAGCTCCTGCAACCTACCACGAAGGCAAGAGCCGCAGTTAGTTGGCTTTACCGAATCCTTAAAAACTCGGTTGTAGATTCTATTCACCTCCGTCTGCTCAATAGCGGTCACGGTGTTCCTGCCTCGCATCTTGCCAACAAACTCGTATTCTTCTTTGGTCAAGCATTCAGGCTTTCTGTAACGGAATAGCTTGTTCAGTTTCTCCTTACGAGCATCGCAACCGCAGTCAACTCCCGTTGCTTCGCTGAACCAATCTACCGCAGTCTTGATGCCTGTGGCGGTTGTGATTTGCTCTATGGTATCACCCAAGCCGCTTGGCTTCTTTGTACGCTTCGTAGGTGTCTTGACAGTCTTCTTGGATTCGCTCTCTTGCATTTTTTAGTGTGTTGAATATGGAACGTGCTGAAATCTTGGTCTCATCCGCTAAAGTACGGATGCTCATATCGGTGTTGTGGTATAGTGCAAATATCTTTTTATCGTACCAATGCCAATCGGTTTGTGTTGACCATACCCTGTCGTAGAGGGCTATGAGTTGCACCTCTGCATCCTCGTTGGCATCCTCGTAGATAAACTCCTCAAGGATGTCCACGTCTACAAACTCAAACCTTGACCTTGTGCGCATTAGGGTGGCGTACATATTGCGAAGCGTAACGTACACAAAAAAAGTATTGACCTCCGTCTCGTTGTACATTATCTTCTCTGCGTCATCAACGTATTTGTACAACCGAACGTACATTTCCTGTACAAGCTCTTGAGCAAGGTCATCACTTGCCCCGAAGCTCTTGCACATCCGAATCCAATCCGTCTGTCGCTTTGCTAATACTGCGAGGAGTCCCAAGTGATTTCAAAAATTATCACAAACAAAGCGAACTGAAGCTCGTGTTGTAAATCATCGCCATCTTGGTCAGTCGTAGAGGCGTAGTTTACGCCAAGCAACAATCCTGTCAGAGGCCAAATGTTTACTTTAAAATTCATCAAAGGTGCGTTTTAGAGTTAGGTATAATTCTTTATACTTAGATAACTCAGCAACGACTTCGTTTAGTTTATTTAGTTCAACCTGCAAAGATTCAAAGTCGGGCTTGTCAATGCAAGCCATAGGATTCTCTTCAAGAACGCAGCAAGCCACTTTGTAGTAGTGCTGATAGTCCCCGTACATAAGGCGGTCTTTGTGCATCCTTACGGCATAGGCTACGCTTGAATGGTCTTTCTCAATGGCCTCACCTAACTCGTGGAGCGTGGCGTGGTTGCGGAATGCTGATACGAATGCTGCTCTTGCGGTAGATTCCTTGTGTGCGCGGCCTCCGTTATCGGGAAAGCCCAAGCGTGCGAAGTATTGCTCTTTAGATACTTTTAGTTGACGTAGTTCAAATGGTCTCATTTGCATTTGCAGAGTTGAGCCCTGCCCTCTTTATGATTGGTTATTACTTTGGTTATCGGCATAGTAAAGTGTTTGTGGTCTTTCAGTCTTTTGAACTTCATCTCACTTGCCCACTCCACTAAATTGTCATCTTTATCTTGCACGATGGTGTAGTCCACAACGAGGTAGTCCACTCCATCTACTGCAAAGCATTCGTACTTCTGAAAGGGTGATAGGATTTGCTTCATAACGAGTCCTCAATAATTCCCTGTAAGCGTTGTATCTCGTATATCATCTGCTCGGCATCAACTCGCAGCTTTGAGTTAGCCAAGTACATTTCGTTCATCTTGCCTTCGGTGAATTGTCGGTAGTCAATGAACTGCTGCAAGAGTAGGTCAGCATAATGGCAGCTCATAACGTGGTGCAGGATGTCATCTTGTACTTCCCTGCCGTTTGCTTTGTCTGCTGCTTGCTTCGCCAACCACATCGCAGTACCCGCAAGCATCAACTGCTTCTCCCTAATGTATAGGTCGTGGCTATCGTCAGAAGGGTACATCGCGAGCAGGTGTTTCATCTAATTTAATTGGCAGCAAGTTACGCCCGTTGATAACAAAACCAACATTACCTAATACGCTCTGTAAAACAAGCGGTGTTTCAAGGGGCGTTATGCGCCCTCCCGACTCCATCTCCTTGACTTTACGAACGTGGATGTGCGTGTATATCCAATCTTGAGGATGAGCAGCAAAACGGTGAATCACAAGTACACAATCGCTGCGGTTGCCCCACTTGCCTCCACCTTCAATATCGGATGTATTTGGAGGCATCGCCATCCCTTCATACGGGTGGCCTTTGTAGAATGTCTTGCGCATTGCTTCGGTTACAGGGTGAGCGTTCACTATTGTTGTGACGTTGTTTTTATGAGCAAAGACCCGAAGGGCAGAGGCTACCTCATAGTGATATTCGTGCATCCCTGTCTTTCCAAGTTTCTTTTGGTCGGTACTTAAAGAATTGTAGGGGTCTATCAAAGCACCTGTGTAGTTCCATTCGTTCTTGATAGAGTTCATTACCTCAAGAAGTTCAAATGCGGTGAATAGCCTGTTGCCGTCTATGAATTGGAAGTACTCGTTGATGAAGTCAAGCTTGCGGTACATCATCCCCTCATCTATGCCTTGTATCGGTTTGCATACGAGGAACTCAATCAGCTTTCGCTTGAGGCTTGGCACTTCGTTTTCTGCGGAGTAGATAAGCCACTTCTTGCCGAAGTTATACGATTGCAAAAGCATTAGGTAAAGCAGCGTGTGGGTCTTGCCTACGTTAGCGTGGCCTACTACTACCACAAATTCACCGTCTTTAAGTCGAAGGTATTGGTCTATCTCATATACACCAAGTTTGCCCGTGTCGTAGTACTTGCCCTTGAGCGCACGTTGCAGGTATGGTAACGAAGATTCGTTAGATAGTAAGTCGGGATGTATCATTGTTTCTAATTGGTTGCAACAAATATAACAAAATAATTGACATAAAAAAACCCCTCCGTAGAGGGGCTTCACGCGACGACCTATTTAAAAACCAATCAGAAAGGGTCGTTGCGATTTGCAAAATGCTCGGTGTGTGAGGCAGGAGCTGCGCTCGCACCTGTCATCCAAGCGTTAAAGGTCTCTGCGTTGGCAAGGATGGTGTTAACATCGTGCTTCGCAGCACAAGCGTATTCAACCGCAGCCTTTAGAGCCACTTGGCGAATGATTGAAAGTGAGCGCTCATCGTTATTTTTAGGCGCAGATGAAGATGCTGATGAAGCTGATGGTGTGTACCCTCCACCGCCAAAAGAGTTAGGGCGTTGGATTTTCACCGTGCCTTTCTCGTTCTTGGTGTACTCAACCTCATCGCCTACTGCGTAGGGAGGGGTCTGTGATTTGGCAAAGGCAGTACCGAAGTCGCCATTGTCGAAGCGAATCTCTAACTTAAAGAGGTCTTGCCATTGCCCTGTTGGAGTGATAGAAATAATTTTAGGCATAGTATAGATTGGTTTTAAATAAATAGAATTGATTGCTGCTGCAAAACCTCAATACGAGTTTCAAGCTCTTGTATCTTGTTTTGTAGTGCTTGGATTTGTGCTTGTTGCACTTGCACCATTTCGGTGTAAACGTCTGAAGAAAAAGATAAAGTCATAAGTGATTGGTTTTAAGTTATACAAATATACAACTTATTCTGTTACCACCCAACCCGTAAATGTAATTTCTGCGGTGTCTTTTGGAAGGGAGGGGTCGTAGGTCATCTTGATTCTGTCCACGTATTTGGGTGAGTCATCCTTCACTCCACCCCAAGTCTTGAAAGCATCAAGGGCGAACTTAATTGCCATCACGCTATTGTCTAAGTCGTAGCGGTAGTGGACTCTGCATTTTATTTCAACGTGGGCAATCTCGTATTTGTCCAACTGTTGCAGTTGTTGCAAGACTTCACCGCAATGCTTCTCTTTGGCTTTGGCTCGGACTGTCCAATGCTTGGAAGCGTAGAAGGCGTTGAGGCTTGGAACCTTGCCTACTACGACCTTGTAGGTTAGTTGTCGGGAATCAGATAGCCGCATTGGATGGCGAAGTGCAGGTCTATCTTGGCAATCTCACCGAGTAGCTCCTGCTCTTTATATTTCGCCTGTTGGCGAGATTGGTAGTCCGAGTCGCAGTTAGCCATCAGCGTAGCGCACTCCTCAAGGATAAAGTCAATCTTCCTGCGTTTGGCAGGGTTAGTATAGTACTGCATACTTGCCTGTTGTTGTTTGGCTTGATTGGCTTGTTGCTCGTTGTTCATCTTGGCGTTCAAGTTCAAAATTTAGGTGAGCGATTGCCTTGCGGATGTCATCGCAGATAGGGTTGTGAGGTTTCTTGCCTGCTCGCATTATGTAAGTTAGAGCCGTACCAAGATTGTAGTTGTCAGCTTGGAAGTCCATCACAACATCCTTCGCCTCTATCTTCAACGTCTTGCCAATGTAGTACTTTGGTGTCATTAGCCAAAGGTACATCATCCCAATAAATGTAGATGTGGTCATTCACTATTTAGAATTATTACAAATTAGCATAAGGGCTTTGCTATGTCAATTTTATTTTGTTTTTTATCAAAGTTGAATAGTTAACTTACTTAACTTAACTAATTAATCAACTATTAACTTGATTTAAATTAGTAGTTAGTCAACTTATAGCTTAACTAAGAAATCAACTAAATAAAGAAGTTGCGTTTTAACGCATCTAAATACATTAAGACATAAAACTATACCTCTTTAGGTATAAAGTCGCTTAAAACGGCTGTATTATATCTTAAAGGGTATAATTACTCGGTGAGTTTATCTACCCAACGCTTAACGATGTAGCCGCCTACCAAAATAAGCATAAGCAAAACTGCTCCTCCCTCCAAAGTCCATCCCCTCTGCTTTCGCTCCTTCGTTAGAATCTTGGTTTGTGTGACTCGGATGGTATCGGGCAAGCACGTTGCCTCAACGTACACCTTTCGGTCTATGTACTGAAGCTGAAGGCGTACCTTGTCTTGGTAGATGGTCGTGTCCTTGAATAGTTCCAACGTGTCGGTTAGGTACTTTGTCTTGGTTACAATGACCGTGTCCCTTACAACTACACTCTGCAGGATGGGTTTCACAGTAGCGCAACTGCTAAGAGCCGCAAGAGTCGCAGTCAGCAGGATTGTCCACATTGCAAGTCGGTTGAGGGGCATCCTCAAGTTTGTTAAGCCATTCATCAAAAGAGGAGGTATTTAGTTTTGCCATTGTGTTTGACTGCTTTTAGGATTTGTTTTCGGTTCTTGCTACTTGAGTAACTAACGT